ACACGTCGGCCGCCTCTGTAGGTTCCGTCTCTTGCCACAAGGCACCTCCTTTCCGTATAAAATAAAAAAGGGGTTTAATCCCCCGTTTGAATTGAACTTTTTTCGCGCGTGACCCACCGCCCGTTGCTCGGAAAATCTTCCGCAGAGATTGAGACCCCCCTACCTAAGTCAGCTCCACCTGTCGCTACGCTCGGCATGAATCCTCGAGTGACAGGACTTACAAAGAGCCATCAAGTTTTTTTGTTTATTTGTTCCGCCTTCGGACAAAGGAATGATGTGATGAACTTCTTCAGCGGGAGTGAGCTTCCCGTTTCGTTTGCACTCCTCGCACAAGGGGTGAGCCTTGATGTATCGGTCACGGATGCGTTTCCACGCTCTGCCGTAGCGTCTTCTTGTCTCTGGATCCCTTTGGTATTTTTCGTATCGTCTTGCTTCCTCCTGCTCATGCTTCTTACAAAATCTTCCCTCAACAAGCTCGGGGCAGCCGGGATAAGAACAGGGGCGCTTCGGTTTTCTTGGCATCAAGCACCTCCCGCATAAAAAAACCTGCAGCATCGCCGCAGGTCTTCTGAGTTTTTTCCTAGCTTAATAGTATCAGGGTTACTAGTTACAAAGCACTCACATTTACTTGCAACTTTCTAACATTAAGTTTCTGATTTCAGGCCAAGTATCCAGTTCCTTTTGAATGTCTTTCAAAGCCTTATTGCGTTCTCTGGCAATCGTTGTCTGGCTGATATGAAGCTCCAGCTGTAACTCCTGCCAGCTTTTACCTTCAAGATACAAACCTTGTAAAATCAATCTCTGTCTTTCAGGCCGGCTGTTGATTGCCCACTCTGCAATGGACAATTGACGCATACGAAGCTTCGCATGCTGTAGGCGTAGGTCAACAACGGCATTGTTGGTAAATTCCGCACAACAGCCGAGTTGTTTCAACATAAAGCTAAGCTCCGGCAGAGAACCGCCGGGTTCCGGCATGTCCTGTTGAAGCATACCCTGTAAGAGGCATAGGTCTGCCTCAAGTTCGTTATGATAATTTTCGTAGTTACTTAAAAGCTCGTTAATTCTCATCGTAAAATTCCTCCTTCCGAAAACCGAAGTATTGATATTGTCTTTCCAGTGTCTTAGCCATTCGCAGGGTGGCTTTCTCTTTCTTTCTTAAAAACTCTACGCCGCTTAAAGAAAAGCGTTCACAGACCTCACCCCAGCGTCTGCCTTCCAAAATGTCATAGGTCATCAGGTCTCGGTAAAAGCGCGGCAGGGCACGAATGGCATAGCGGATAAATTCCACTTCCTTGGCCGCCTTTTCGTATTCCTCCGTCATCTCTCTTTCCGCCTTGTGATTGATGAGCCAGGCAAGCCTGCGATAAGAAGTGGCAATGTAAAAAATGCGGTTATTGGAACGCTGCTTTTGTACTCTGACCTCATCGCCGGTCTTTCCGGGAAAGGTCAGCATCTCCAAAACCTCGCTTGCCGTAATGGGAATAAACTGTGCCATTTCCTGTTCCAGCTCTTTCATCCTTTTGGCGTTCTCGGGGTAACATTTAAGCATTTCTTTGACTTTCTTTACGCTATCCATCCGTCACCCTCGCTTTCACCGCCTGCATTAAAGCTTCCTGCGTGACGTCCTTTTTCTCCAAAGCACGTGCTACATCCCGGTCAATCGTCCCTTCGGCAAGAAGCCTGAAGATGACAACCGTATCCTTTTGTCCTTGCCGCCAGAGTCTGGCATTGGCCTGACTGTAAAGCTCCAGTGACCAGGGAAGGGAAAACCAGATCACGGTAGAACCGCCGTGTTGGAGATTCAAACCATGTCCCATTGATGCGGGGTGAGCCATAGCGATTGAGATCTCGCCTTTGTTCCAGGCCTTAAAGTCCTCAGGTGTATTAATTTCCACTGCTTCCTTGAAACGCTCTTTTATCCGGCTTCGTTCATGGCGATAGTTGTAGTAGATAAGAACGGGCTTTCCGTTTGCCGCTTCGATTAGGTCTTCCAGGGCATCAAGCTTGGATGAATGAAGCTCTGCGATGCTTCCTTGGTCGTCATAGACAGAACCCGATGCCATCTGGATGAGTTTATTAGTAAGGACGGCAGCATTTACAGCATCAATGGTTTTGTCCATTAACTCCGCCACCATCTCCCGCTCCATCTCCATATAGATGTTCTTTGCTGTATCCGAAAGTTTGACCTTCACATCTCGCTCCAGTCTTTCCGGCATCTTGAGAAAGTCGCAACTTTTCATAGAAACACATAGACCGGATAAAAGACCGTAGATAAATTTCTCCGCACCGGGACGGGGCTTGTAGGAATAGACGATATAGCCGTTCATTCGGTCAGGAACAAAGAAATCCGCCCGGTAGCTTCCGATTGTTTTCCCGAGACGCTTGCCCTGATCCAAAAGATAAATCTCCGACCATAAATCCATCAGTCCATTGGTCGAGGGCGTTCCCGTAAGGCCTACAACTCGGTCAATGCCGGGTCGCTTTTTTCGAAGTGCCTTGAAGCGTTTGCTGGATGGATTTTTAAAGCTCGAAAGCTCATCAATCACCAGCATGTCAAAGTCCCAGTCGCAAAGCTTACAAAGCCAGGCGACATTCTCCCTGTTAATCACATAGATATCGGCAGGTGTTTTAAGAGCCTCGATTCTTTCCTTTTCGCTGCCCAGAACCTTCGAGATTCGAAGAAAGGTCAGATGATCCCATTTTTCAAGCTCCTCCGTCCAGGTATTCTCCGCCACACGAAGCGGGGCGATGACGAGAACTTTTGAAATTTCAAAGTAGTCAAACATCAATTCCCAGATGGCGGAAAGCGTGATGACCGTCTTCCCGAGACCAGGCTCTAAGAAAAGACCGCAGGCTTTTTTCTTGATAATTTGCTCTTTGGCATATTCCTGATAATCATGAGCCTTGTATTGCATTAAGTATCCCTCCGATATCTCTCGGATCATCCAAGACAAAAACCTGAAAGCCCAAGCTCCTGATTTGTTTGTGCCTTTGAAGTTGCAAGGCTCCGGGACTTCTGCCGGGTTTCTTTACTTCCACAAATCCCATCCTTCCTCCGGGAAGAAGGATGAGTCTATCCGGCACACCGTTTAATCCGGGAGAGACGAACTTTAAACAAAGCCCCGATCTTTTCCTGGTTTCCGTCAATAATTTATGTTCTATCTGTTTTTCAAGCATTGTTATTTCCTCCGTCAAACGTTGATATTTCAGGCTTTTCTTCGAGAGGGTGCAGGTCGGTGCAAGTCATCTAATAAACTTCTCTATATAGAATTTTTGACCTAAAATTTTCGCCCTAAAGGGGTTTTATACAAAGACCTGCACCGACCTGCACCTTTTGATTTTTAGTCCATAAATTCGGACTTTAAACGAAGCCCTAAAACCACCATTCCGGCTTTCGTTTTCTTCCGTTCATAGCCTTCAATTTCAAGGGCTGTGTAAAAGTCCGCCGTGCTTCTCGTCCATTCGCCTGTTCTCTGACAATAGGCCCTGTAATCCTGGTAAAACTCACCCGACTTTTGCGTGTATGATGGATCAATCTCACAGCATTCCTCAAGAAAACCTGAGAGCCAGTCGTTATTCTCCCTGTATCTGTGAATGGCATCAGCCACACATTTCGGAATGGGGATTTTGAAGTCTTTATCGATGGCTTTTCTCGCGCCCTCAATAATCCAGGAAAGAATCGCACCTCCCGCATGTTCCACCAGATAGTCCGCATAATTTTTGATATCCGCCTTACCCTTGATCTTGGCCTGAAAGGGAATGACAATGAGCCTTCGCCAAGTACCGTCGTCATTCGCCCCAACTTTGGGGAGATGGTTCGTATAAAGGACAAGGGTATGAGTCGGGGTAAATTTGAAAGGGTCTTTATATTTCTTTTCTCCGGAGACAAGATCCGTAGAACAAAGCTGTTTGATGACGGAAGTATTAAGCCGCATGCCTTCTTCAAGCTCTGCCGCAATGACCAGTCGTTTTCCTTTCAGTTCTGCAATCTCAGGCTTTACATTTCTTCTGCATCCGACCGTCAAAGCATCTGCCGAGATTGTGCCGCTGTAGTTTCCCAGCACCTTGGCAATGGAGTTCCAAAAGGTCGACTTGCCGTTCGAACCTTCTC